GTTTCCCAGTCACGATCATTGGGGGAGTTCTTGTCATTTGCTCGGCTGTTTGGGATACAAAACTCGGTCTGCAAATTGACACAGGTATGTTTATTGCTTACGCAGCATATTTGGGCACGCCAACGGCCGTTGCAATAGGCTTCTATGCCTGGAAAAGTAAGGCTGAAAATCTCTTGAAGATCAAGGCCGGAAATGAAGGAAAAGAACACGATCCACTGATGGATACATTAGCTAATATGGGAGGAAATATTTAATGGACATTTTACGTTTTATCGGTACATACTGGGACGACATCTTAGTCGTACTTATTCTTTTGGTAAGCTTTGGGTTTGCCGTTAAAAAATGGTGGCCAAACTGGCAGGCTATGTCCAGTGCAGAAAAAGTTGCATATGTCTCACGACTATTGCAGAATCTGATTCCTATTGCACTTGGACTAGTTACTGAGGCTGAAGCGCAGTACGGTGGTGGCACTGGCAAGATTAAGCGGGCTTATGTAATTGATGAGTTATATTCTCGAATACCCGACGAGTTTAAGCCGTATATCACCGAACAGAATCTGGACGCTATACTTACTAAAGCTTTGGATGAAGCTAAAGTTCTCTGGGAAGAGAATACACAAATTAAAGCACTTATAAAAGGAGAATATTGACATGAAAAAGAAACCTACAATTCGCAAACCTATCAAAACTCCGGTAGAGGTTACATACAATCGGAAGAAGGATTATATTTCCTATAACAAAACTATCAACGAGCAGTTCGTTAAGCCAGAGATTGCTACGGCAATCAAGAAGGCTCTTCCTGCTAAGATTGTACGGACGAAGACATATCCGATCACAATCATCATGCCGACGTCTGGTAAGAAGAATGATTACATCGTCTCTGTAATTTAACTCGCATCCATAACACAGCTTATAATGAAACTATATTCTGAAAGGAGCTTGTGTTATGAGTAAAATATCTGACATGATCGTTAGTGCGATATTGAAGAGAGGTATTCTTGGAGACTTTAAGAACTTTGAAACAGAGGTCGAGATTCCACAAGAAAACAAAGAATCAATCCGCATTACAATTCAAGCAGAGAACTTGCAAATCCGAGTTGAAAAAGGAGAAGAATAGAACGAGAAGTATGGCGTCAAGGAAACTTGGCGCTATATTCTTTAATTTTGGAGGACTATTATGCGATATCGTATTACTAACAAGAAAAAAATCATACGCTTCTGTCTTCTTGTTGTACTATGCATTATATTTGTAGTGATAGGATTTGGCTGCCACAAAATAACAAAAGCATTAACCACTGACACACAACCAATAGCTTATATTTCATCGCAAGCACTTAAATCAACAATTATTACTGCATCTTTATCTGAGCCAACTCCGGAACCCGAACCTCGCTATGGCTTTACCGAAGACGAGATACATATTTTAGCCGTACTACTTTGTGGTAGTAAACATGTAGACGGAGATGGCGAATACGACTTTGATTTTGGCAATGATGAGAGATACGATCAGATCTCTCTAGTCTTATGCGTAGTTATGAACCGTGTACGCAATGAGCAATTTCCCGATACAGTTATCGAAGTAATCACTCAACCAAATCAATTCTCACCAATGAAACGTTGGTCAGAAGAATTGCCAGAAGTCAGCGACATCGCGCTCCAAAGAGTGAGAGAGTGGTGTGACGCTTACGATCGCTACGATCTTGGAACCCAATCAGTGCCGCAAGACCATTTATATTTCACTGGCGACGGTATTGAGAACCATTCAAGTACGACATGGTAGCAAGAAAAACATACCGTATAATGAAACTATTCTGAAAGGAGAATTATACGATGAAAAAACTAGAACTTGTTAAATTAGGAGTTGACGTTGTAGTAGGCATAGGAGTAGGCATTATTAGCGGGAATGCTCTTGCTATGGTTACGCCAGTTACAGGAGGGATCTTAACGAAGATCTGTACTAAAGTTGGTGCAACCGTACTAGAGAGTATGATGGTTAGTAAAGCTACGGACTATGTCGACGAGACGATCGACGACCTACATGAAAAGGTTCAGAAAATTATTGGTAAGTCTGAAGAGACAGAATAACCATAAGAGGAGATTAAGATTACTTAGTCTTCTCTTTATTTTTTTAAAGAAAGGAGGAAGATAAATGGATCTCACCCCAGCTTTAGGAACTAACATCAAAGACTGTAAACCTGATATTTTAGTAGGTAAAACATGGCGTGTTAGTGAGAAAATTGACGGAGTTCGTCGACTCTTTTACAAAAGTAAAACTGGTTTGATTACTGCATATTCTCGTACAGGTAAGCAAGACAAATGGCTTACGCATATAACTTCATTTCTAGAACCACCATGGTTTCCATACGACAAAGTCTATGACTGTGAGCTTGTGGACCGTGAGTTATATTTTAACAAAGTAGATAGCTTCTTGCTCCGAGCAGAAACAACAGGTAAAGCCAATCAACAATATCCTGATAACAAGCAAGATTTGATGGCGATTTGTTTCGATGTTTATACACCTGGAGGAACTGATAATGGATTCACCAGAGACAAAGAACTCAGCGATCTTCTTGGTCAACAACCACTTGACAGCCCTATGATTAGAGTTCCTATATTTGGTACAATTGAAGGAGCGAATACGGACGTACTTAATTCTTTAATGAGCCAAGTACAAAAGTATGGTGGTGAAGGCCTAATGCTGATGGATTTAAATGAGATGTATATTCCTGGCCGCAGTAAAACTTTACTGAAAGTTAAAAGACTGGATGAGTATTCTGGTGTCGTTGTCGATGTTGAAATGGCTACGGACGGTACTAAAATCGAAGGTGGAGTAGCCGCTTTGATTTGTCAAGTTAAAGGATGTACGGTTCCTGTTCGAGTTGGAACTGGTCTCTCTCATCAGTTAAGACAAGACATGGCTCAAGACTTACCAAACGTCATTGGCCATAAGATTGAAATTGACGCCTTTAGTAAAACGAGGGATGCTAAAGGAAATATTAGTCTCAGTATGCCCGTATTTAAACGATTGTTGTAAAGCCCTCGCACCGTTTACAACGCCTATAATGAAACCATATTTGAAAGGAGAACATATACATGAAAAACTTTATTGAGGTAATTAAAACAAACAAAAAGGCTATTATCACAAAGGGGATCGTTATCCTTGCCAGCGTTGGAGGTCTGTTAGTAACAGCTGCCATCCTTGGGAAGAACAATGAAGCCGATGAGGATGAGGTCATGGAGTTTGACGAAACCGAAGAAATCGTTGATGTCGAATCTACTGAAGAGTAAGGTCAGCAAGAGAAGACTGAGTAAATAATACTTGGTCTTCTCTTTATTTCAATGAAAGGAGAAGCGCAATGATGAACTCAGAATCTGAAGGCGAATTGGCTGTAAACATGTCAATGGAGCAATGGGCGCCTTTATATTTTTCAACTGAAGATGAAGCGAGACAGGCATTAGCAACGTGTGTGGACGAAAAGCTGATCATCTATCAAACTGAGAGTGGTCAACAGGTTTACCACGAAGCTGATAAGAATCGCTTTGTTATATTTATCAAAGATGGCAGGAAGGAGGAATAGCTATGGAAGAAAAGAAGTTAACCAGAGGCGATGGTCTTGACTTTCCCAGCAACAGCGACAAACCTAAGGCCAGACGTGAGTCACAAGAGCCTAAGAGAGAAAAACAAGTTGCTGTGGTAAAAGGCCGTGTTACGAAACAGAAAAAATCCCTCGGGGCGAAATTCTCGGAAACATTTTTTGGTGACGACACTAAGAGTGTCGGGGATTATTTAGTGCACGACGTCCTTATCCCGGCAATGAAAGCTACTATGAGCGATATGGTCTCTGGTGGTATTGAGATGTTGTTGTTTGGAGAACGCCGTGGTCGTAATACTAGGCGAGATGGAGGTAAATCATATGTATCCTATTCGTCATACTATGGAGACGGCCGTCGTAATAACGATCGAGATAACAGAGATCGCGGAAGCAACTATTCCCGTACTTCCCGTGCTCGTCATGACTTTGACGACATTATATTTGAATCGCGTGGTGAAGCAGAAGAAGTTCTAAGCCATTTAGTTGATTTAACAATCGATTATGGCGTTGCTTCTGTCGCCGATTTCTATGATCTCTCAGGAATTGAGAGTCAGTTTACCGATAATAAGTACGGATGGACTACCTTGCGAGATGCTTGCACAGATCGTGTCCGTAACGGTTATGTTATTCGTCTACCACAAGCTAAGCCATTGGATTAGAATCCACGGCTTTATATTCTGAAAGGAGATAAATAATGTTTAACCATATTCGCAAATGGAATTCATGGCAACGTTGTAATAAAAATTCCATCTGGTGGAAGATCTTGGTTTTATTCGGTTTAGGTGTGAGCCCTACTTTTGAATTATTTAAAACATCAAATCTTGTGGAGGACGATTCTAATGCGTGATTACAATCTTTGGAATTTTCTTGGTGATATTCTGCTTGTCTGCATTACAGGAGGCCTCTGGTTGATCTGGATCTTTATCCGCGAGATGCGGAGACGTAGTTAATAGTTACATTTGTAATCAGGTCGAGCAGCCGGTAAGGAACTACTGAAGTTAAAAGCTGTAATAACGAATAGTTTACCTTATTACGTTATATTTAAAGAAAGGAGACACCATGAAAATTATTAAAACACCTACGGCGGTCACTCCTGGATACGCCGACAATGGGTCTGCTGGAATGGATTTGTATGTAGACACAGAAAAAGAGTACACACTTGAGCCTGGTGAAACATATTTACTTCCAACAGGCATTCGTGTCGAGATTCCAAAAAATTGTTTTGGTGCAATCTATCCGCGAAGTTCTTTGCATAAGAAAGGCATGACTCTTGCAAATAATGTAGGTATCATTGATGCCTCATATCGTGGAGAGATCATGCTTCCCATCAAAAACATTATGGCGGATATTATCCGTATTAATGGACAGTACGGGATTCGTACTCCGCTATGTCAACTCATTATCCAGCCTTATAGGTATGAGAAAATTGAAGTTGTCGACAGTTTAACTGAGACCAGCCGAGGCTCAGGAGGATTCGGCTCCTCAGATTTTAATAAGAAGAAGGAGAATTGACCATGCATACCATTTCATTTTACAAAAATTTATTAGAATTGCAGGAAACATATCCGGATCATTATAAGATGAGCGGATTCTGCAAGATTATCCACACGGAGCCAGACACATATTCTGTTGTGTTGCCGAGCCTTGAGTACAACTCGAAGCAGGACGACGGCAATGCTAATACCAGAGACCGCTATATGGGAATTCTTCTTAAGGAGTTTGCGAATCCTGTAGAGAAGACAGAGAACTATCGTATTCTATACAATAAGTTATATTCTCAATATGGTCCGCAAATCGCGAACGAGTTCTTACTTGACGATGTTCTGGGTGTTATCTACACTCATAACAGTCAAAACATCACAACTAAGCCTTATTGTTTCGCTTACGACTTTGATATGCTGGCTGAGAAGGGCGCATTCTTTACGGATATTTCCGATAGGCCTGCTCAGCATCTGGATAGCTTCATCCAACATGTTATTGAATTCGTAGCGGTGACTTGCCGAGAAACCACAGGTGCCGTTGGTATGCCGGCGCTATTTCCTTATATGTGGTACTATTGGAATAAGGACAAAGAATCCGGCTATACATCAGATCCAAGGCGATATTTGGAACAGCAAATCCAAATGCTTGTCTACAAGTTAAACGGTAGTGAGATGCGAATGAATGAAAGCGCATTTACTAATGTCTCGTGTATGGACGAATCATATTTAGACAACTTCTTTGGCGATCGCCTTTTCCCCGACGGCGAGCCAGTTGTTGCTCACATTGACGAGATCGTCGACCTTGAGATATTCTTTCTCGAATGCGTCAATGATATTCTCTCACACAAAGTCATGACTTTTCCTGTTATTACAGATTGCGTCTTATATGACGAGGAGAAGCAAGAATTTGTCAACCCTGGCACAGCCAGACGCTTCAGCGATCTTAATACAAAGTGGTGTAACGCCAACATGTATTGTGGCACTGATATTTCAACTCTCAGTACTTGCTGCCGTGTTCTGAACAATATCGATACGATGAATACGAAGCTAAGCGGCTTTACAAACTTTATTGGCGGAAGTGATCTTAATATCGGCTCAGTTGGCGTTGTGACAGTTAACCTTCCTTACTGGGCTCAGAGGATGAAAGAGGACGGCGAAGGAACGGCTTCTATGTTCTCATATTTGTCCGGTGAGATTGAGCAGTGTTGTAAGTATCTGGACGGAGTGCGTGCCTGCATCCAGGATCTTATTGACAAGAAAGCTCTCAAGCTTTATGATCTCAACCTTGCTAAACTGGAGCGTCAATTCAATACGATCGGCTTCATTGGGCTGTACGATACCCGCCGATCGTGACTGGGAAAC